TCCTAAGTATGCTAATGATACTTACATGAACGGTGGTTATGCGAGTGACCTTGAACATATGATGAATGGTAATATCAAACTATGGGTTCATGGTCATACGCATCATCCGTTCGACTATATGGTGGGTGATACTCGTGTAGTCTGTAACCCTCATGGTTATCCAGGTGAACGTCGAGAACCTAATACTAGACTTGTTCTTGATGTTTGTGAAGTCGAAATACACTAATGGAGATATAGATGACAGAGTTTCTAACTAAAAGCGCCGATGTGGCACTAATCGAAATCAAAGAAAAACTTTATAATAGACTGGCTGACCTGCGCCGTATCAAACATGATTTTGCCAAGACGGCAAAGATTGATCCTCTTTGGGAAGGTATTGTCGGTCAATGCGGTCACGAGGAACGTTTCCTCACTAATCTACTTGACCTAATCGAACGGAGTTGATATAATGTCCAAACTTGTCCTAGTCGAAACTGTTTCCACATTCCGACATACATATGTTATCAAGTTGCCTGATAATGAGCCGAATGATTATGCACTTGATGATGTTATCAATGCTATTACTGGTGGTGAGTATCAAGACAAACTAGAAGATGTAACGCAAAACCATATCAATGAAGATATCTTTTCGCACCGTGTTATCACCGAGAAAGAATATCTGGAACTATTTGATCGTGAGAATGCCTATCTAAGTGATTGGTCAAACGATATGAAAATGCGGTTTATCTTTGATAGTCTCAAAGAACGTACCGCCAAAGTCCATAATGAAGTGAACTTAAACGGAGATTGCTAATAATGGAAGCCTACAGACTCTACAAGATTGACTCCAACGGTAATACTCGTGTATGGTGGATGGAGTATGATGACGAAAAGTATCGTACCCATGCTGGTATCGATGGTGGCAAGATTGTAGTTTCTGGTTGGCAGTATGCTACGGCCAAGAATGTTGGTCGTGCTAATGAGACGACCGTTAAGGAGCAGGTTCTCTTTGAGGTTTGTGCTGAATATCAAAAGAAAGAGTTTCAAGGTAAGTACCATCTTAATGTAAAAGATGCGTCGAAAGGTGCCACGTTTCACGAATGTATGTTGGCTGACAAGTATAATCCAAAGAAGCATAACAAGTTCCCATACTTCTCACAGCCGAAACTTGATGGTGTTCGCTGTCTCGTTTCTAAAGACGGTATGCAGTCACGCAATGGCAAGCCGATTGTTTCTGCACCACATATTCGTGAGATATTAGAGCCGTTTTTTCAGTGCCATCCTGATGCTGTTCTGGACGGCGAACTGTATAATCATGAACTAAAGAGTGACTTTGAAAAATTAATCTCACTTGTTCGTAAATCAAAGCCAACTGCTGATGATCTTGAGGAGTCGGCCGAGAAAATCCAGTATCATGTGTATGATTTGGTCGATGGTCTTCCTAATATGCATCTTCAAACATTCATGGATCGTCTTGGCTTTATCAATCAGTTTGATTATAGAAGCCGTTACTATCCGACTGTGCAAGTTGTAAAGACAACCAATATCCAAGATGAACATGACATTGAAATGATGCTCGGTGAATATCTCGAAAGTGGATATGAGGGTCAAATGCTCCGTGTTATGGACTCACCTTATGAAGGTAAGCGTTCAAAGAACCTTATCAAGCATAAGGAATTTGAGGACGATGAATTTGATATCGTCTCAATGGAAGAAGGTAAAGGTAACTGGGCCGATGCCGTCAAGCGTATTGAAATCCGTTTGAAAGACGGAACCACACAGTTTGCAGGAGTGCGTGGGTCATTTGACACGTTGCATGACCTGTTGTATAATGATGAAGGTTATAAACAGGTAACGGTACGGTATCAGAATAAGACTGATGACGGTAAACTCCGTTTCCCTGTTGTCGTAGCATTTTGGAAAGATGGTAGAGACCTATGAAATCTTCACTATGTCAAATCTCATATAACGAAGGCGCAGAGGCCTTCTATGATAAGGTAAATCTTATGGATAATCCTTATCATGGTGTGAATGTGATCCTTGCTAATCACTGGGATCAAGGTTGGTGGGATATGTTTTACGACGAGAACTAAGATGAAATATAAACTCTATCTGGATGACCTGCGTTATCCCAACACGGATGGCGACTGGCGTATTGCTCGTAACTATCACGATGCCGTGTGGATGGTAAAGAACTATGGTCTTCCGTATCATATCTCTTTTGATCATGATCTGGCCGATGTTCATTATAATCTGGATTCCGATTATGGTCCGCTTGATGACTTTGTAGATGGTACTCCTCGTGGTAATGCTCCTCGTGAGTTTACTGGCTATGACTTTGCCAAGTGGTTCTGCCAGTGGGTTATGGACAATGATATCGACCTAACCGGTTTCACCTGGTCGGTTCATTCTGCTAACCCTGTCGGTGCAGAGAACATTCGCAACTATATGACCTCTTTCTTGAAGGATCGTTTCGTATGAACCTGTTTTACATTGACCCTGATCCACAAAAGTGTGCCGAGTGGGCAGTTGACTCACATTGCGTCAAGATGATCCTTGAGTCTGCACAGTTGCTATCTACCGCACACCGTATTCTCGATGGTAAACCAATCATCGAGGAGCGGACTCTTGCGTCTGGTAAGGTGCGTAACCATACCAACTATGAGTTTCCATCTGTGAATGATATGCGTAACACTATGTTGTATAAGGCTACACATATCAATCATCCTTGTGCTATCTGGTGCCGTGCTAATAGTCAGAACTATGCCTGGACCTGGCAATATCTCAAAGAACATTGTGACGAATATACCCACCGCTATGGTAAGATCCATAAGGTTGAGTCATCTGGCCTGCTTGATATGTTAGAGGTTCTTCCAGGAAAAATTATACATTCCAGTTATATGACTCCGCCGGCAATGGCTATGGATCCTAAATACATTATATCACAGTTCCCGGTGGAGAACTACCGGAACTATTATAAGTATGGCAAGGCTCATCTTCACAAGTGGAAGAACCGTAAGCCTCCTGAGTGGATTACAGGATGATAGAAACAATAAGAACGTTATCAACGGGTGAAAACATATTCATCTACGATAACGTTTTTGAAGATTATGAGATTTTCAAATTCCAGAGTTTCGTAGAAAACTCGCATTATAAAGTAGGGTCAGTCTCTTTCACCGTCTTGCAGATGGAAAGGGACAGTTTTCTTAGGTGTCAATTCTCAAATGAAGATTTGGATAACTTTGGCATATTCAATAGCACAAACATCTTACCTCTCCAAAAACATTTCACGACAATAAAGAACTCATGGGTTGTTCTATCAACCCATATGTCACAATATCATTTTCATTCTGATGATATGAAATGTAATGGTAAGAGTAAAAAGACCCTGTTATATTATGTGAACAATAAATGGGATAGAGATTGGGGTGGCGAGACACTATTCTGTAATTCTAAAGGTGAACTTGAAATGGCCGTAGAGTTTAGACCTAATCGAATAGTGGTATTTGATAACAGTCTAATGCATAAGCCGTCACCAATTTCTTTATCAGCATATCCATATCGTTATTGTTTTGTAGCACAATTTAACTAAATAGGATTTACAATGCCAACATATTCGTTTCGTGATAAACAAACCGGAGAGACGTTCGATGTTTTCATGTCTATCTCCGAACTGGATGAATTTTTAGATAATCATCCAGAACTAGAGAAACTACTATCAGCACCACATTTTCTAGGTGCTAATATGAATGGTGGTCTAAAGAATAACAAAGCATATGACCCAAAGGATAATGCATAATGCCTAACTATACATGGATGAACAAAGAGACTGGTGAAGAACATACCAACACCATGACTATTGCAGAACGTGATGAATACGAAAAGAACAATCCACATTTGTCACAGGTCCTCCGTAACTTTACGATGGTGGATCCTGTGAACGTCGGCATCACCAAACCTCCAGCAGATTTTCAAAAGTATGTTCTAGGCCGTATCAAGTCGGCGGTACCACAAGCCGATGCGGTTGCGAGTAAACGCTGGGACATTCCTAAGGAGATTTAATCTGTCAGAAAATCCTCCATCTAAAAAGTTTAGAGGTCGTGCCCGTAAAAAGGCATCGACCTCTTTTTGTTATGAGACAGTGAATAACAGTAACGATAAAGGTAAATATATGTCTCGTAAATCCAGAAGAAACAATAACCAACAGCACCATGGTGAGAACCATGCCGAGAAAAACCACTTTGAACTCAGACACATTCAACCTCTAACAGTCAATCAACAGAATGTCTTTGATGCTTATTATGCTGGTAAAAATCTCATGCTACATGGTTATGCAGGAACTGGTAAAACATTCCTGTCAACTTATCTTGCTCTAAAGGAGGTTTTAGAAAACGACATATATAAAAAGGTTGTTATCATCCGTTCGGTAGTACCGTCTCGTGATATGGGTTTCTTGCCCGGAACAGAGAAACAAAAGGCGGAAGTTTACGAACAACCTTACCAAGAGATTTGTGACGACCTATTTGGTCGAGGTGACGGTTATAAGATTTTGAAGATAAAGAACCTCGTTGAATTTACTACCACCTCCTTCTTGCGTGGTATGACCTTCAATGACTCAATCATCATTGTTGACGAGTGCGAAAACATGACATTCTCCGAGATTGATACAGTTATGACCCGTATTGGTAATAACTCAAAGATTATATTTTCCGGTGATTATCGTCAGACTGATTTGCACAAACCACATGACAAGACTGGTATCAAAGAATTGATGGCCATTACTCGCCGTATGCCATCATTCGATCATATTGAATTTGCAATTGAGGATATTGTCCGTTCTGGTGTTGTGAAAGAATATATTATTCAGAAAACGGAAATGGGACTATAAAG